TGAGTATAAATAATAGACCCTGCTCCTGTTGAAGCAGCATCACCAAAACGTAACTGCGTCTGTGTTGCTGAGAAAAACTGAATACCAGTATCAGTGGCGTGTTCTAAGGTCATAGATGTGTTGCCATTTGATGCACCACGACCTGACAATGCACTTTCTTTGACATTTAAAACATTGTCTGGAGCTGTATCCCCAATTCCAACCGACCCTGAGCTAGAAATACGCGCACGTTCTGTTTCATTAGTACCAAAAATTAATGACCTTGCACCAGAATTATGATAAATTTGCATCCCAGTAGCATTTAAAGCAATACCACCAGTGTAACCATTTCCTTCAATAATTACTTGTCCAACAACACTGCTTGCCATATCAATGTCTGTTGCATTTTTTACATGCAAAGTACCATTAGGCGAACTCGTGCCAATTCCAACATTTTGACTAGCATCAATACGAATGGCCTCTACGTTTCCTGTGTGCAAAGTCATCACATCAGACCCAGGAAATGCAATAAATGTATTTCCATCTGTATCACCAGCAATGTCGTCTACTTGGAGAGAACCAACATTCGTAATATTATTATCACCGAAAGAGACATTGCCACTAAAAGTAGTACCAGTGGTTTGAGCGAAGCCCGAGCTGTCTATTGCAGCGTCTTGCCAGGCAGATCCACTGTAAACCTTTAGAGTGTTACTGGTCGTATTAAAGTACAAGTCACCAGCATTAAGAGCATCGCCATCGTTGTCCGTTGACGGGTCGGATGACTTTGATCCAAGGTAAGTATCATCGAAGGTGTCTGCACTTGCAGCCGCCGCCGCAGCTGATGCAGCCGCAGCTGTAGCAGAGGTTGCAGAGGCTGTCGCTGAGTTAGACGCGTTTGTCGCGCTGGTGCTTGCGTTTGTAGCATTTGTGGCTGCGCTTGTGGCAGACGTGGCCGCAGCTGTAGCAGAGGTTGCCGCCGCACTTTGACTGCTTGAGGCATTGCTTTCACTGGTAGATGCATTGCTTGCCGATGTTGCTGCGTTTGTTGCGCTGGTGCTTGCCTCAGACGCTTTCGTTGTAGCCGTTGTAGCAGACCCAGCCGCCGAGGTTGCAGAATTTCCAGAATTTGTAGCTTGTGTGCTGGCCGTACTTGCTGAACTCGCAGCGTTTGTTTCTGACGTTGAAGCGTTTGTCGCGCTAGTAGCAGCTGCGCTCTGACTACTTGCTGCAGCGCTTGCGCTTGCAGCTGCCTCAGATGCTTTTGTCGTTGCCGTCGAAGCAGAGGTAGATGCGTTTGTTGCGCTCGTTGTTGCAGAGGCTGCGTCAACAATTAAATCATATTTTGCAGAATTTGAATTTGTTGTTAGAGGCTGAGAGCCCGAGCTAGTGTGCGCCGTATTTACGATAAAAATGTTGTTGGTGCTTGTGTCTTTGATCAGATCACGCACCTCGTAAGATGTACTCGCAGCAAAATTTCCGCGAAACGTGCCGAGCTCTTGTGTTACCGATAGTTCACCCGATCCGTCGAACGCAAAAACTTTGTTTGCTCGATCTGTCGCTGAAACTGTAAACTCTGTTGATGTAATGGTGTTTGTTTTTGATGCCTTGATGGCGCGCCCTACTTCTTCATCAAGCGTCTGCACTTGCATGGTTATTTTATCGAGCGCATCTTCCATTGACGCAGCTGGAAACGGATCGTTGGCAACGAGATCAAGACCCTGGGTCAATGGCTGTTCGCGCAATATAGTCAGGGTGGTGCCTGACGCTGGCGCTGTACCCATTGTGACATTGCCGCCGGACGCGGAGCCAACACCAGAAACTGTATAATGCGTTGTAATGGTTTGAGTTGTTTCTGAACCAGTGGCACTTCGTAAAATGACGGTTAGGTCATCTTGGTCAAATATTTTAAAACCGTAAGCGAAGACAGTTGTTGAGCCGTCTCCAGAAAAGCTCACCTTGTTGGTACTACTAGTCACCGTCATTATCGTTTACCTTCATCTTTGAGAATTTGAATGTCTTTGTGTGCACGGGCGAGATTTGAATATTGTGGATCTCGAAGCAGCTGCACCCACCCTGCCTCCAAAAATTCACGATTTATCGTTGTTACAAGTGCTTTACGCTCTTTATCACTTGCGCGCTCATATGCTCGGCCATACCGGTTCGATGTACTGGTTAAAGTGTACTCGAGCATTTCTTTAAATGTGACATCGCCAAGACCTGGCTTTCGTATCATAACCTCGTTTTTGCTTATGTTTATCCAGTCACTGGCAACACCAAAACTTAGCTGCAGACCATCTTTGCTATCAGGGTTGGTCAGAGGCCAACCGCCGGTCATCGCTGCTAAACGCATGAGCTCTGCCTGATAATCTGGCACCTTTTCGCCACGGCGAATGCGTATACCTGATAGATTGTTAAAAATTGCAAGAATTGGGTTGCTTGCAAGACTTATGTCATTTGCTCCAATTTGCTGACCAAGCGTGTCGTAAAGAGGTGCGTTTCTGTCAGCTTCGCTGCGAAACATTGAGTCTTTTGACTGATACGCATCAAGCTTTTTAAAAATATTAAGCATTGTGGATCCCGCATCAGACTTTGGAAGACCCACCATCCGGTAATCTGGTGTGCCGTCAGGAAGCTCAAAAACGTATCTCCCAATTTCATTTGTTGCTAAGATATCAGCCTCTGTGTAATATTCTTGGTCTTCTCGCGGCCTAGTTAAACCAGGATCAATTATTCGACCAGTAGCGCGTTGCAGACTGCTTACAGGGTTTGGAAACCCAACAATAGTCGCTGCTTCCGCTGGGCTTTTGAGAAAGCGCATGGGGTCTCCATACTCTAAAGAATTGACAACATCTGACATGCCCTGCAGCATCGGCAGTTCTTTGTAATACTCTAGGGTTGCAGTAACAGCCGCAGTCGCGCGGTCGCCGCGCATCGTGGGATCACGCGTCAAATGCATGCGTTGTACTGTGTCAGCGGTAATTCCAATGACTGCGCCGACCGGCTCATATCCAGCATAACTAACATACGTTAATGGGCCGTTAGGTCGTCCATACGCATCATAGAGGGGCATGTCCTCTGGAAAACCCTCGCCTCGAAACACAAGGCTGTAAGGTTGCCACCCAGGCGGAAGTTGCTCTCGGATTTTAGGATCTTTCGGTAACGAACCCGTAACTTGACCCTGCGCAGCATAACTTGCTATGATGGCCATTGTCATACCGCCCAAGGCCATTTTGCCGGCGGCCATTTGTTGAGCGCGCGCGCCATTTTTACCACTCAAATCAATCATGCCTTTAGGATTAACTGGTATAAACTCAGCTGTGCGTAGAACGCTGTTAGTCGGAGCAACGGCAAATGGCATCACCAAACGTCCAACAGGTATGCCTCCAATATCAAACCGCTGCACCATTCCTGTAAATTTGCCAAACCCACCTAAATCACTTTGCAGGGTGTCGTACCTTGCTTTGAAGTCTAACTCTTCTGAAATTGATTTAGGGTCCAGTAGTATCATACCAGCTGCGTCTTGAGCTTGAGTAACTGATTTGCCCTCTCGAATTGCTGCTTGGTAAGCGCTATTGGATTGAACATAAAGTTCGCCGCGCTGACTTATTGTTTTGAAAAACTCATCCGCGCCTAACAACAAACGAAACGGGATGCGCGCACGTTTTCCAAACTCTGATATAGCTCGACTTAGAGTTGTGTCGCTGTCACCGGCAATGCTTTGGTATTGCTCGATATCTAGCTTGCTGGCACCGGCTGGCATCTCCGTTTGAAAGGCTAATGCGCCAGCGCGATAGGCATCTTTGTAGCTGTCTAAATACCCTTTAAATCGCATCAATGCATCGTTAACATAGACCTGGTCTTCACTAATTGGGTAGTTCCTGCCAAGCGCAGTGCGCCCTTTGCGCACTACAGCGCCAAACATACCTCCAATCATTTCAGCTGGTAGCTGATAAATCATAAACGATGCAGTACCCACGATGTTTTTGACCTGCGTTGCTGGATTGCTGAGAAGTCCAGCCAAATAAGCCTCTGATAGCATCTGTCTGGTTTTAGAGCGCCAGCCGCCACGGGCATATTGATTTGCCCCTTTCATGCCGTTTCTGGCAAAACTGTCGATGAACTGCGCGGCCATTGTGTCAGTCAACTCTGAACCACCGGCTTCCATCAACATGCGTCTGGCTTCTTGAGCTTGGCGAACCGCACTGTCTTCGCCGCCCACCGTTATTTGAAATGACTGTAGCGCTCGAGCGGCTTCCGTTTGAGCGCCCTTGAGCTGTAGTTGTATGCCAGCATGGATGGACATTTGTCTGCGAAACGCCAAGCGGTCCAGATCGCTGCCCTGCCCCGTAGTTATTTTTGTCGCCAGTACGTTTAACTTTTCTGCGCTGCGCACCAACAATTCGCGCGCCGCAACCAATGTTTCTGCGTTGAGACCTTCTCCAGCCTTACGGTTCAGTAAGCCTTTTGTAAAAGCTACCTCATCAGCCAGCGCGTTCGCAGCCTCATTTACAGTAACTTGATTTGGAATGTACCCACGCTTTGCCGCCGTGGTCGGATCTTTGTATATCTCTGACAAGGCTGTGAGGGTGACCTCAATGTCTTCGCTGGTGTTCATATAATTAAAGTTAAAATCACCGCCATCCTTCAGAGATTGAATACCGGCCTCACGCGTTTTTTGCATTTCAAGCAAACGATCTGCTTGAGCCTCATCAACCACGGCTGTTTCTGGCTTTGAGCCGCGCACATCTGCAATCAGTGACTTTTTTGCCTGATCGACTACATTAACGGCTGCTTGAGCTGCTTGAGCTTCTTGATCGATGGCTGTCTGCGCATCCTGTATGATTTCTCCAGTCGGATCTGGCTTTGCCTGGAAATTTTGTTTTTCAAACTGTTCTACACCCTCTGGACTAAGCACGGTTGGTGCCAGCGTTTTTTTTGTTTTACGCTCAGAAAACGTGCCGTCATCGGGTATAAGGTTTTGCTCTTGCGGAGTTGGGACACGGCCAGGCACTGCATCAACAGTCTCTGTCGGAGAAGGGCGTAACCTGTTTAACAATTCAAGCATAGCCTGAGTGCCACCACCGGCCAGCTGCGTAGAAAGCTTCGGATCTCTGGCAAACTCTGTAGGTGAGCCTTTTTGGGCCAGCGCAGATCTTTGTGTGTTTTCTTCTGCTATTTCTTGCGGATCTATTGCCATAAATTATATGCCTTCATCATTTCGGGCCGCACCTGTTTCCAACAAAGTAAGGCCACCGACTGAAAGCAGTGGGAGGCTACCTTGTAAAAACTTTTTAAATACTTCTTCTTTTGATTGATTTAATAGTTGTGAAGTGACATCCACACGATCATTTATTAATTCAACAATAGTTTTTGGCTCTGATGCCAACCCTGTCTTGTCACCATTTGCAAACCAAGAGAGCGATTGCGCTTCAGCTGGCTGCACCCCTAATTTATCTGCAACCTTTTTGTATATGTCAGAAAAAATTGCATATTCTGTTTGGACATCTTTGCCGTCTATTTTTTGACTACCAAGTGTATCTGCTACCATAGTTGCAGCATCAAACGAAGCTGGATTGTTTTCATACATTTGTTGAAATTGCTTTGTTTTTTTTGCGTTTTTGCCACCAATAAAACGGAGCGGTATAGAGCCAGGTTGCAACTCATTCATTACATCAAAAACAGCTCTAATTGCGTGTGTATCAACTGTTACTCCAGCAAGATTACCAGATACATTTTCTGCAAATGTTGCTGGCTTTGGATTTGTATCAAAGGAGATCCCATCTCCTTGCACAGCCTCTAATAACTTTCTATGGATTCCGTCAGCTTTTAAAGGTTCGCCTTTGCTATCCAGCTCACCCTTACGACCAATCATCATCGGGTAACCTTTTTCGTTGATGCCATCACCACCAGGACCAATAATATCAGCAATATCAACACCACGTTTGGCTTTTACTGTAGCAATAGAAGCACTTCTCAAATTTTCTTCTGTTTGGGTTCGTGGACTTGTTGCTGCATAATTCGATGCAAACTTTTTTAATTGTTCTTGGGCTTGCTCTTTTGGAATACCTAAAGCTTCTGCTTTATCTATGAGCGGCCCAGTATGGTAAAAAAATTGAACGTTTGAACCCACAAATGGTTTGGCTCGTTCTGCCAGCTTGTCAGCAATAGCATCACTCATTTTAATCACTGCCGCGCCACGATTTTTTAACGGTAATGTTTTGCCTTCTGGCACTCGTGGCACTGGCGTTTCTTTTTGCTCTGGAAATGTTCGATTGTAACTTTCTGGAGTTACGTCAAACATATTGTCATTACTTGGTTGTGTGCGTTGATTTACAGGTAGTTCCATTTGACTAGCGCGCAACTCTAGCACTTTTTTTACTTCGTCAGGATTTAGTTTAAATTGTTGGATATTACCAAGATTACTACCCACAGTAGGCATTTCGCCAGGCTGGTTAAGTCGATCTATTATTGTTTGTTTTATAGATTTGTTGCCCTCTTCTGTAATTTGCTTTATTTCTTCAGCTGGCACATCACCATCTTTTATTGAGCGAAAAGTTCTGCCTAATAAGCGCATCAATCCTTCAGTAATAATTCCTAAACCACCACCTTCAAAAGCTGTTTTAAATCGCCCGACATAATCTGGATCATTTGGATCTGTTACTAAAAAAGACGGTATAAATTGTTCAGGAACACCAAGATCGCCAAGTATGTCGGTTATACGTCCTTCATCACCCTCAAAAGCTAAGAAATCTGCTGCTGCGCCTCTACTTGCTCCTTGTGCCGCAACACTTTTACCAAACTTAAAAAATTTGGCTATACTCACATATGCTCCAAAAAACTGCGCTAGACCACCAGCAAGGGCAGATCCACCACCGGCTTCTTCATCTTCTTGGACTAAAGTTTCAAGGTTCCAATAAAACGGTTTTTCTAGGTTTTCAGCAAGCTGTCGTTGAACTTCATCATCGTCTAAAATTTTAAAATCTAAATCAAACTCACCAGTATCTGGATTGACTATTTGTAAGCGCAAAGTTTTGTCAGTAAAACCAAAGTTGTCTTCAAGAAATTTTGCTGGCTTTGTTATAGCGCCACGCACCAAACCTTTTACAACTTCTTTAATAGGCTCATCAAGAAAACCCTTTACAACAGGCAAGGTTTCTTTCGATAGTGGCTTGGCTAAATCGCCGCCGGATCTTATCTCAAGCAGTTGCTCACCTTCGCGCAAGGGCTCAGTGCGGCCTGACTTTGGCTGTGTTTGAGGCATCACGCCAGCTGCTTTGATTTCATCCTCTGCAAAACCAGCTGCAGTGAAATCTGACACATCAAACGGCATGCCTATGTTTTGAAGCTCAGAGGCGTATTGCTGAATTTCTTGAGATCGATCTCTGGGTTCCTCTCCGATCTTTACGTAACCACCGGCTGAGAGTGGAAGCAGCACATCATTTTTTTTGGTGGACGTGTTATATGCCAGCTTTTTATTGGTAATGATGTTCATGGGCGGCGCGTCCTGAGACATCAGCTCCGCTTCAAAGTACTTGTCCATTTCTTCATCAGTATCTGACAAAATGACGCTACTCATTGAAACACACCCTGTCGCTTAAATTCATTTAAACGGCGCTTAATTCGCCTGTAATTAACACCAGTGTCTAGTTGGCCTTGATCACTTTCCTTAAACCAAGCGTCCAAGCTGCCGAAGGGATCAGCCGGATCGATAGTAATTCCACGGTCATCCTGTATTTCAGCAATGTAATCTTCAAACTCTATTTTCACTCCATCGGCATAGATCTGATCGTTCTCTTTAAACGCGGCTTGCAATACCTCATTGATTTTTTCTGGCGTGAGTTTTTCTCCAGATAAAATGGACTGAAACTTTAAATCATCTAGTCTTTTTAAGACGTTAAAAGTTGCTGCTTTTGAGGCGCGGTTTCGGTCCGTGTCGTCCGTTTGGAGCTCATTGTACCGATATTTGAATATTGTAATTTTTTCCGCAGCGTCCATCGCATCATTAACTAATTTTTCATCTCTAGTTTCATTAGCGTTTGCTTTGCGTGACTCATCGGCTACAATTGCGTTGGCAAAGTAAATGTAATCTGCTCGGGTTAGCACACCTTTTTTCGTGTTAAGGTTTTTGAAGGTAAGTTGGCCTTTTATGCGTGAATTAAATAATTCTTCGAAAGCAAATTGTTCGGTTGTGTCTGCAAATGGACTAAGCTCTCCCACCTCGTAATTATCAAAGATTTTTTGAAGAGCTGGATCAACAGCGTTTACTGCGTACAAATAGTCTTTGGTGAAATCAAATGCCTCACCCATTGTATACATGGTTTGCGGATCTACGCGCCCCTCTAAGCCAGGCACAAACAAAAGAATACTGGAACCGGCAATATCACTGCTTGGATCTAGAGACGTAAAGTATTGTACTCTGTTTATAGCCTGATCCACCACAAACTTTTGTGCTGCTTCTTCTTTTTTTTCCAATTTGTCTAATGCGTTTGCAAATACAGTAGCACTGCGCAACGCATCCTCGAGAACACCTACGGCCTCCTCACCTTGAATATTTGCAAGCGTAAAGACCGCGTAATTGCCACCTGGTGCAAGTTCTGCTAGATCTTCTTTTTTAAATGCCGCACCGTTGTTGATATCAATAGCTTGCTCAAGTGCTGCAAGCAGCTCAATCGCGCGTAGCGGATCTCGTCCAACATAGGCGGACACAACATTTTCAGCGATAGCTTTTTTGGCAGCTCCGAGAGCTGTGCTTACTGCGCTTCCATTTAATCGACCAGCTGTTACGCCAGGTACATGAGCGTTGTTTAACTTAGCAAATTCCGAATTGTAGTTTTCGACGCCGATACCTGGCTGTGACAGTGCGTTGACCACTCCCTCTGTTCTGGCTTTGAGAGCTGCTTGCTCGGCTGCGATGATCTTGCGGTCCACGACAGCGCGCAGCTGATACCGGCTTGCAATCTCAGACTGTTCAAAGTTGTATTGAAGTTTTTTTCTAAGAGCGCGATCACTTACTTTGGGCAGCACATTGTTTCTAATTTCATTCATGTGCTCTTGCCAGTAGTTGCGACCATCGAGCACGTTTGTGATGTCGCTTTCATTTGACAAGTTGCGCACGGCCTCGCGCATTCCTTCTTCAATATTTAATGCAGCTTTGTTGTATTCTGCCTCAGTTATCATTTGATACCGCTGTTTGGCGAATGCACCGGCCTGGCTTGCCAGCTCGGTCATTATCTTACCTTTTTGAAGCTCTGCATCGACGAATGGTCTTGCGTTCATACGGACACTAAAAGACCGGCCAGGCAGCTGATTAGTTGGTCTGGCTTTTGTTGTGTAAACAGGGATCCTCATTATTCAAACAACCCCATATCAAATGCGTCACGCGCGCCACTTCCTAGTCCAGAAATTAAGCTTTGTGTGCCTTGTGAGCGGAGTGATGCAGCGGTAGCTCCACCTTCCATTCGGGCAAGCTGTGCATTGAGCCTGGTCTCTTCAATTGCATCATCGATCTGCATATTCTCAACAGCTGTATCGAATTTTTGTACCGACATTTGGTAATCGAACTCACGCGCATTTTCTCTGAGAATTTGAATTGGAGTACCTTGGCTCATATCGACGCCCGCATAACCAAACCCTGCCTTTGCGGTGCCTTGCACGTCCCTCTCGAATAGACGGGTGCTGCGCTCAAAATCTATGGCAAAGTTTGCATTTAGAATATCTCGGCCTTTTGTAAGTAAACCGATGTCGCGCTCAATAATTTGAGCATTGAACTCAGCCGCGTTGTTTGCGCGCGCCGCAGCTTTGTCAGCTGATTGCTTCGCTGAGATACCCCCACCTACAGACGCGCCTATTGAAGCCCCTGCGGCTGCGCCAGCTGGACCGCCAATGACAAATCCAAGTCCACCCCCAATAATTGAAGCGACAGCACCCATCAGGCGTCTCCTAAAAATTTGGCGTAGACGCGTTCAACCAGTTTAAAACCGGCACGCTCGAGCAGCACATCAAATGGTGCGTTGGTTTTTGTATTCATTGACATGACCTGGATGCCTGACTTTTTAAGTTCTGCTGTTGCAAACTTGATAAACTTTAAGGCGGTAAAACCTTTTCGATACGGTTTGTCCAAGAAAAGAAGATCCGCGTGGGCAAATACATGATTGCGATAGTGCAAGTGCGGCACCGCAAGTAGCCAGAAGTAACCTATGAGCAGACCGTTATCACGCGCCATAAATGCGTGGAGCACACCGCTCTGCTCTAGCTGATCATACATTTCCCAGTCAGGATCTAATTCAATTTTCTCTCGGTAGTTGGCAATTTCTTGCCAGTGCTTTTTGAACAGCGGTGTTATCTGATGTTGGACATCGAGCACCGGCTCACGTTGGAATGTTATCATAAATCAAAGGTGTTCAGACGCGGAAAAAACGCCAACACCGTCATAGGCAGCGCCTGACTTTGTTGTACATAGATGCGGTCATCATCATCAAAGCCGCCCTCAAATTCAATTTCCTTGTCACCAGTAAACAGTGGCACGGCTGCATCCATATCCATCGAGCTGTCTCGAAAAGGAATCCGGTCAATGTTGCTGCTATCGTTGCCGACCTCAATTCCGACAGTTTCAAACAGGCGCAGTGTGATCGCATGGATGCGCTTGGGTTTTCCTTGAGACGTGCCATCGACAGACCCTGCCTCAATGCGCAGCGTTTGCATCGAGCTCGTAAAACCATAGCCCAAAGCACCAGAGGTTATGCCGAAGTCTAATGCCACAGAGCCCGAGCTCACGGTCTTTGTTGGATGGCTGGCACCGTTTGCCAACACTGAAATGCTCTGCCCTTCCAGGTGATACAGTCCTGACAAACTCGTCACAGAGCTACCAGAATACACTAAGCCACTATCGACAAAAAATGCAGATGTTGTGTCACTGCCAAAATCAAACGTTTTCAGCACTTCGACGTATCGCTTTGTAACACTATTGATAGTGCGCTTTACGATCATGTAGAGCTCATCTTCACCACTATCTGTCGGTAATGTCGCTATGCTTTCAACCACTGCCTGGCCCGATCCGAAGCTGCCCCCCAGTACATGCTTATGCCAGGCAACCACGTCTTCTTCGCGCCGGTAAGTGAGACCCAAGAGAGTACCGTCATTACGCACAGCCCAGACAACACTGTCTGGCTCTTGTTGATACGCGAACTGTACCACACCGCCTTCTGTAATATGCTCGGCTAGGATCGTCATATCGGGTGCTTGGTATCCAGCCGTGTTGACTTCACCAACATATTTAAACTCACGCAGCTTGCGCCCACCTCGCTGTGCGAAAAGTGTTACGTCAGCGACTTGTACTGGATCGACAGTTGCAGATCCGTAGTTGCTGTATTTACGGATAAGGGTCGTCGTGGGTGTCAGTGGTCCATCGTTTGTTGTTGTCACAACATACTCGCCGCCCGACGTGCCTACCGTCAAAACCCTGGTGGCTGACAGAAAGCGGATGGCGTTTACCTGGTTAGACGCAATCGTGTAGATAAGCGCATCATTATCGCCAGTACCTACTGTAAAATTGTCATGATCTCCATTTTTGCTAAAGAATATTGTTTGAGGATTGTTATTCGTGTTTGCAAAAACGAGGCGTTGTTCAAAGAATGTAACCACACTTGGCCGGTTGTTTGACCCCGACAGAGCTGGGCTGGGTGAGCCAGTGATAGATAACGTGGCAAACGTCCAGGCATTATGATCTGTGCGCGTCAGCGTTCTAATGTCGTAGCTGGGGTGAACCAGAAACATTGTATCGGCGCTCTGGGCAAACCTCACATCAAACAGGTCCGCTTCAGAATATGGAGAAGACACTTCAAATATTTTTGTGGCGGTGCCGCCAGATGTAAACGTTGTGAAACTGGTTGTATTGATGGCATTGCCAAATAAATCCGTAAGAGTAAATGTGTTTGTTGTAACATTTGCCACACGATAGTTGCGCACATTGAGTTCAGTCATCCCGCCAATGTTATCGACAAAGATTTCATCGCCATTGCTAAAGCCGTGGCTATTACTGGTAAGGACTCCTGGGTTTGCCTTTGTGATTGCGGTTACGGTTTTGCTACTACTATCAAGGACTTGCAAGCCGTTCCTAAACACGCGCATTACGCCATTGCCAAATTCGAGGACGTATGTATCCGACGTCTTAAACTGAAACGGTATTAACCTGGTCTTTACTGAGCTGCTTTTGACCTCGCCCAAGTATTCTGTGCCTGGTCTACGCGTGACCCCGCCGTGCGGCATAACAACCATGTTGGTCAGATCGGACAGGCCTTCGTCGTATTTGTTGATATTTGTTCTGCCCTCGAGCCTGGGGCTTATCTCACCCGCTGTAAATGAGCTAAATGCTGGTGCTGATCGCGCCATTAGAACCTCGCATCAATAAAGTCACTGGCCTCGATGCGCTGTGGTGCTCCTTCCGTTGCATCCATGAAGCGGGCCTCTTTGAGTTTGGCTTCATACGTCGCGGCTGTGACCTGGATCATTGTAGTTGATCCCGTAATGGCATACGCGATTTCCGAGGCAAGCCGCGCTGCCAAGGCTTCAATGAGCCCTGCATCATATTGATTTGGATCGGTAATTCGACCAATGTATTTTATTTTAGCTACGCCCTCATCCGTCAGGAGCTTACGACCTTCGATGACAAAGACAGGTCCGTTGGTGTTGCTGTGGATGTTATCTTGTGGATAGCTGAGAGTACCATTGCTATACTCGAGCACTCTCAAGCAGAATGGATCTGTGGGCAGCGGGTATTGAAAGGCATAACCAAAATCCGGCGTCGATGTTTCTTGAGCCAGAGATGCGCGCCTTGTGAGGCTGTTCCAAGGATGGCTGCGAAACACTGCATCGCGCACACCTTCATATCTTTGGTTGACCACGCGCGCAGCTTTACTGTTTTCGTCAAAGGCTGATATGTTTGTTGCACCCAGCATGTTCAATGCGTAATTTGCTATGTCCACGTTTGACGGCATGGTCTACTCCATAAAAAAGACGGGGCGCCGGAGCGCCCCATCTATTTAGTCAACGACATATTTGATCGTCAGCTCGATTGTACCGGTGCCAGCTGCACCGCCCATCGTTACTGTGACCGCTACGCCGTCCTCGTTGGTGTCTGTCTCTGTGCCGGAGCCAAGAGCCAGTGTGGCGAGGATATCGACTTTTTGCGCTGACGTTGATGCAGCGGCTGCTTTGAAGGCAGCGGCTGAAGCAGACACAGCTGTACCAGCTGCGTTTGTATGCGCGGCAGTACCCACTGAGAGCGTGGTTGAGCTGCCGAGCGCATCATGCGCCAGAGATCCTTCTAAAAGACGTGCGCCGTCTGGAAGGATAAACATCTCAATGACATCGCCGGATGCCAGACTTGATGCTTCAAAAGTGCCATGAGCAACGCGGATGCGACCACCCAGCTCATTAGCTTTGTTTTTAACAGACGGGGTTGCCCGTGTGTTTGTGCGCTGTGTTGAAAAAACGGTAGCCATTTGTCAGTCTCCTACTCGTTACACGCAATTTCGACTACTTTTGCTTCTTCCATGCGGGTCGCCCCGATAGATTGGCAGTAGTAGACTTGCGTTGAATATGACTTGTCGGCACGCTCATCGATACGCGCAGCTGGCTCTTTACCAATAGCAAGCTTCAGACCGTCTTGAGCAAACGCAATGACCTGACGATCAGAGTTGCTGTCTGTGTTCAACCGGTTGCTAACTATGAAGTTAAAGCCCACAAATGAGTTTATTTCGCCCTGCGCCAGCGCCTTGACTGTGTTAAAATCGGAAGACGTTACCGTTGTGTTGTTTAACAGGTCAGAAACCTGTTTTGGCGACACAATGATAAAGCGTGGGATTGATGGATCAACAGATGCAGCGTCGAGAAGTTCTTTAGCCGAAACCAATTTTGCAATTGTTAGACCGGCAGACCCGTGCGCAATTTTCTGGCCGCTCGGTAGTGCAGTTGATGTGCTACCTTCTTTGCCAGTTTGTGCAGTGCCAAGAGCTGCAGTGATGACCACGTCATCCATTGCGCGACCCATCGCAGCTGCCGCTGCGCGGCTGTAGGTTGATGTTGGATCGACAAGCAGTCTTACTTTGTCTGAATCATCGATCAGGTCAGCATATTCATAGTCTGACATTGTGACCATGCGTCTGCTATGGGGTGTATCGATAAGCGGGGTATCGGCGTGTCTGCTTGTGCGCAGAACAGCGGCAGCTGATCCCACTTGATCGAAGAAGGCTTTTTCGCCATTCACAGTTTCAACATCCACTGCGGTGCGCAGCAACGATCCCATTTGTTGAGAAAGCATTTGGATGTTTGCAGAAAACTGATTGACGAAAGCCGTAGTAATTTGCGTGGACATTAGTCGCACTCCTTCTACAGTTTTGGTTTTTCAGATTGCTGCGCCTGGTTACCTCTTTCGAGACCATGCTTACTGCTTTGGGCAGTCACTCCACATGACGCACATGTTTGACGAGTGGACCTATCGGTTACCCACTATTTGTATTCAAAAAGTCTTCCGACCTCTTGCACGTAGAACTCATGCTCTGGATGCATCTTATCAAAGTAAGGTCCATCTGGCCGCATCATTTCTGCGATTTTTCTAGAGGCGTCGTCCGGTGTCATCACCATTTCTGTTGGTTCACCTTCCAAAATGTCCTCTCCTATTTCTTCGCCCAACTGGACAAAAAGCTTAATGATGTCTGGGTGATCGCCCAGAAGTCTACCATCGGCCAACTGCACTTCTTCAAAGATGTCCAAGCTGCCCAAGTATCTTGTTGCCGCTTGTTGTGCCAGACCGACTTTTTGTTCAAAAGCTCGTCCGTATTCATTGCGCAACGTGTGTTCACTTTCCTCTCGCAATTCTTTGCCTTGCGCCTCATAGTTTGTTTGGATGTCACCTACGGTATTTCGAATAAAGCCCATCATGGTTTCCGCTTGTGACTTGCTTAGTCCCGCATCGAGCGCCGCTGCGCGCAATCCATTGACGGTGTCGTCATTTATCTCGATGTCACTTTTGCTAAACTCGTATCCACTTGCTTCTCTGGGTGAGCCCAGTTTGTGGTATAGTTCCCGCCATTCGTCTGGAGTTGCAGATTGACTGGGAATGGCGACTTTATCTGCACCGATCATTCTTTGCGCACTGACATAGCTCTTGGCCATTTGCCCAGCGTCTGTAAAATTTCTCAGCGATGGTTCACCGCGTATTTCTTCTGGTAGTGTATCCAGAAACGCGACGGGTACTTCTTGAGATCCAGTATCCTGGGTTGCCTCTTCACTCATTTTTTGGTTCCTTTTCGTCGGACAACATTCTGACGATAAGCAGCACGGCTGCGCGTTGTCCTTCGTTAAATGCAGATTGATATGGATCGCCAGAAAAGGTGGTTGTCTCAAAGCTAAAACGCGTTTTGAGATCACGTATAACTTGCTCACCGTCATCTGTATTGAACGTGCGACGATAGGCTAACTTCAGGTCTTTGATTTGCTTCATGAACTAATTGCTTTGACCAGCGGCGCGACTTGTTGTGCTTGTTGCGCTTGCATCATTTGTTGTTGCATTTCGGCTTGCTGTGCTTCTGCTTCAGCTTTTTGTCTACGAATTTGTGCGACCTCTTCCTGGCCGCGTATGACGCGCGCCGGTATGCCGGTCACATCGACCAGGTATTGCACAAGCTTGTCGCTATCGAGGTAGTCCATCACGGGTGCTATCTCGGCGACTTGCAGCATCACCTCAAACCCTCGAAGCATTGATTGAAGATCTGTGAGGCGCTGCGCTTTGGCCAATGGGCTGACATACTCGATGTCGATGTCCTGGCCTTGTAGTTGCTCCGGTGCAGGGGGGAGGAGCCCTTCCCGAAGCAGCAACGCAAAGCTACGAGAAATCATGGGCTGTAAAAGTTCAGATTGCAGTCTACCGAGCACTGGCCCCAACAGCCGCATTTTTTCTTCGTTGCGTTGCAAAACTTCTGTAGCTGTCATGGCTGGTCCCTGGCTCATCAGAAGCTGGTCCACATAGAACGCTTGACGTATTGCGTTACGCCGTTGTTCTTCCATGTTTAGCCCAAGCGGATTGTTTGCGCCGATCTGTAGCGGCTCTAAGCGGTCCCTAGTGCCGGATCTGTAGAAGTTTAATGCGCCTGGTGTTGTTCTTACTGGAAGCATAAAACCATCGTCTGGCACCATGATGGGTGGATCGATTTGCTTTTGCGCAGCTCGAATTGTCACCTCGGACATTTTGTTCAGCATTTTTACATCAGCCAGGGCATTCATAGCCGGTGATCGACCGTATGTACTTACACTATCTTTGACAAACCGTGGGATCATAAAGGGCATTGAATCAAATCCACTTTCGCCCAGGAGCTGACGGTTGTCGGCGTCGTAATGAACAGAGGCGATAGGTTTGTTTTTGGCTTGCAAGCCTTTGGCATCGTTGCGTTGGAAAACCGCGTGTATGACCTCATATTCTTTGTATGGGTCATCTTTCATGCCAGTGGCTATTTTGGTGGGTAATTTATCCTCACCAAAGCGTTGTGCCATTTGCCGAGCTGTCATTTTAAACTTGCGGTAGACCGTATCGACCTCGCCTTTTGCATCTTCGCTGACGCTTATTTCTGCAATATGCCGTGTGTGAAACCTTAAACCGTTTTCGTCGGCGTCTACAAAAAACGCGGCTGTGCCGAAAACCACCAGGTCATAATAAAGCTCATGAATTTCCTGTTGAAAGTTTGAGCGTTGAAACGCCTGGTACATTTGATCGATACTAATTTCTAGCCACTCGTTGGCGGCATCGTCTTGCTGTAACGCCGGATTGCGATATCTAAGAGAAAACCAGGGCGTGCTTGGGCTGGTGAGCATGCCATGCAGAGACGAGGCTAGAAGTTCTACTGCATGTATGGCCGTTCCATCAAAGATTAGCTCTGTGCGCTTATCGCCCTGGGTTCTTCTTTTGGTGATGTCTGCCTTTCGTGGCAACATGTAGTCAGCCAGCTCCTGCCAGTGCTTTTCCCAATTGGTGCGCTGGTTGTAGAGCGTTTTGTATCGCCGATCTAACATGGCGACCAGAGGTGTGACTTGCATTACATCATCCCGATTGTAGACATGAGAGACATTTTTTTCTTACGCTTCCCAGGGGCCAGACCTTCCACGGATCCACCCTGAGTGCGCCCAGCCATTTTCTGCGCCAATCGCTCGAGCGGATTGACGTTCATATTCATCCGGCGCTTTGCTGGCTGCGCAGATGCGGCACCCATCTTACCGGCTTGGTTTTTATACATCATGATATCAACCCACCCATGAGTGATCTACGTCTTCGCAGCGGCGCGGAACTTGCCAAGAGACCACGCGGTGTTGAATAAATCGTGGACTTTCTACTTGCCGGTGTTCCTGACCGTATTGGTTTGGACGCATCCGTTGCTGCCTCACCATCACCCACAGCCGTTGCGGGTGTCGTGGTCGTTTCCGGTAATGGATCTGGCTGGAGCGTTGCGTCTGGCTGGGGCGTTGGATCTGGCGGGGGTGCCGTTGGTGTCGGCTCGATAACATCAGACAGCATCCCTGCAAATTTTTGTTTTTCATCTGTTGGAAGTTTTACGGGTTCTGGCTCTGGTTCTGGCTCTGGCTCTGGTTCTGGCTCTGGAGTGGGCAAGTCTACCGGTTTATCTTCCAAACCAGCCGGTGATGTTAAGATCGTCGCACGTCTTCCTTGTGTCGCAGTTTCAGCAACCCTCTTTTCAGCTGGTCCAGTGGCTATTTGCTCAATAACCGCTGCTTCTTCTTTCCCACCCTCCGCGGTGGTCGTGCCAAAACCGGTGTCAGGCTCTTCCTTTGCGCCCGTGCCTTCTGTGACTTTCTGTGCGGTTGGCGTCCCCCCAGCTGGCCCACTAGCCTCAATTGTCGCCTTACCGACCTCTTCTTCACGCTCCTTAACAACTTCTTCTTCCCTTGCAGTCTTCTCATCTGCAATGCGCTTTCTCGCAGCCTCTACCTCTTCCTTCGTGTCAGGCTGTCCGAGCTCGTTATATTCCGTTCTTGTAAGATCTAAATCTCTGAGTTTATCAGCAAGAGTTCTTGGTTTGCCACTACTCTCACGATTTTGTCTTTCCGCCAGGCGCTCGTTGATAGCCGACGAACTCATCAATCCATCTTCCAAACTTGTCGTCGGACCAGGATCAGGTGGCGGCGCAGGAGCACCAGACTCAAAAACAGCATCGGGTTCTGGTCTCGCCGGTGTGTCCTCAACAACCCTATTAATAATAGACTGAGATGTCGTAGGTTCAGGCTCCGCAGCCGGTGTAGGAGATGGAGCCGGACTAGACCTTCCACGATCAAGCAAATCAATATCTAAAGCTTTACCTATCGCAGCAACCGCTAGAACAGGCGCTATGAAATTACCCATAAAACTCTCCTACGCAGCAAACGGATCATACGAATTTACCGCTGTCCTCTGCGGAGCACGGCCACTAAAGCCCCTACTCTCTCTCAACCCAACCGCCAAATACCTAAAACCATCAGCCGCATGTGACGACCAATCATGTACCGGCGTTTTCCTAAAATCTCTCAGCCGCTCATTGTAAGCCCTATGATACTGCCTCAATGCCTCAAGCCCTGGCCGACACAACTCAGCATCAAACCAACAACGGGGCAACAACATCTTCGCCGCATGGATCCCATCCTCTAACGGCAACTTAGGGACCACACGAAAAGAAATACCCAGATCATAAGCCGTCTCTCTGCGGCTCTTGCCTGTACTCAACTCACGTACCTCAATGTCATGGGGCGCATTATGGCTCCCATATAAATAGTCTTTTTGATCGAGAACCTTCGCATAATGCGGCAAGCCCTCACCCCTGTTTTCATAAAAATCAATCACATGTACCGCACGACCAACACTCTGCGTAAACCAAATGACCGTTGAATCACCAACACCCAAATCCCACCAAGTATCTACCTTAACTGCCGGATCATAAGGCACAGAACAAATATTCCCCTTCTCATGCAAATCCTGCAGCTCCTTGCCAAACACAGCACCAGGAACATTCGCAACCCAACTGCACTCATACTCCTGCGCATACTGATCAGGCGACATCATCGCCTGGGCAGCATCCAACTCCTCCTGATCCAATATCCCCGTCTCAGAAGCCTTGAATAACGACGTGTGCCACTCATCCTGGCTCTCAGCCGCCGTGTAGAGCTCAAAGAACGCATTATGACCCCTTGGGGTGCCAATAAACAAAGCCCAGCCCTTGCGGTCACTCAGAGCCGGCCTGATGATTTCTGGAAATAAACTCTCCGGCATATCAGCCATTTCATCCAGACAAACACCATCCAAATAAATACCCCTCAAACTGTCAGGGTTCTCAGCGCCCAATAACTGTATCCGCGCACCATTCGGTAAATCACACCGCAGCTCAGTCTCATGAAACCGCACCATCGGTATAGATCCCGCATAAACCTTCAAATAATCCCACGCCACAGCCTTCGCTTGCCGATACGTCGGAGCAATATATGCAAACCTCGGATTAGGCCTGCTACACAACACTGCAGCCCTAAGAAGATGATTTATAGCCATAACCGTTTTGCCAAAGCGACGGTGACATACAACAACACACCAGCGCTTCGCACTCAACGCATCGTGTAGCTGAGACTGCAATGGCCTGGGGGAATAGGGGATCTCAATGTGCATGAGACAGTGTCTCTCTGGGGTTTATTATACGTGTATACAGGGCGGGCTATATTTTGGGGGGTGGGGGTAGCCGGTCCTGGCATTTGTTGCGGTGTGTGGGATAGTTTCCCTCATGTCCTTTGTTTGTTTTCAATGGGTTAGCACATGCCAGTGCCAAACTAGTGCCAAGATCTCTGGACCGGTAAGCAAAATCAAACAATCGAGCGGGTGTGGTTCGTGCGCGCGACCACTGTCACAGCCTATACAATATACACACAAAACTACCCAGCTTCTGCAATCACATCGCCCCCTGCCCAACTGATACTGATCGATCCTGATGCTTTGTTATCCTCTGCCTTATCTCTTAACCCTAGCGGTTGCATCTGTCTGATATGCTTATCCATATGATCGGCTTCTAACCGCCGACGCTGCACTTCTGCCATTGCCAGCTTTGGATCATCTGGCAGCTGTTCTTTGACCAGGTCCAGTATCTGATCTCTCATCACTTCACATTGCAAACTTCTAGCTGTGCGATATTGTTTGTAGGCGTCCTCGTCCTCTTGCACATGCCGCAACACTGTTCTCCATCCAGGTAGATGATCTGACTTATTACAGATGCGTGTAAGGCTTTCGCCGTTTGCGATCCTGTCGCAGATCTCTTCCATTTGTTTTTCTGTGATATCTCTTTTTGGCATAATTTTTGTCCAAAAGAAGCCCCGTCAAAAGCGGAGCATTAGTAACAGGGAGGATTAAACTCAAGCAATAGTCGCTGATGTTAGTCGATGCTCAATAACGACAAAGAACTAGACAAGCACCAGCGACTAGAGCGGTTAATGTAGTATACTACAGAGAAACGTCTGCTAGCATACTACATTAAGTACCACCTTTCGCGCATTAGCGCAAGCACTATGTTATATGTTGATATGTGGTATGACTTTTTACGTCAAGAGAAGTACTTTCCCAATATTTCATCTTCTTGAGCTTTAATCTTGTACCAGCACCTAATCAGCGCGTCGGTGTATCTGCGCTTGATCTGTCTTCCATCTCTTAAGCCCCGCATTCGTGCAAGTTTTTGCCACTTTGGGCCACGTTCTCTAAATGCTGCGCTGTGCGCGACGGCCCAGACGATCTGTCGATCATCTTTGTTCATCATTTCTATTCCAAGAAAAAGAGCACGTTCGTAACCATCAACTTGTTTTGGAGTTGCTTTGGGAAGTCCTGGCTTGTATTCGGAGTAGCCATACGCGGTCCACTCTTGCGGATAATTTGGCCATGCGGACATCTTTTGCTTTCGAAACGCGGGTGGTAATTTTCGCTCGGTTTCAGCTGCTTCGAAAAAAATGTCTGAGAGCTGCGCTACATCAGGGTTATCCACAACAAAATCTCACAAAAAAAAAATTATTCATATGTATCATATGAGAGCTGATATGTGTGCGCTCCTTGGCGGCGCACCCAATCAGCTTTGTTTTTGTACATATATGAGCACAAATCTGAGCGCATATATGATACATGTCAGAGCGCTTCGCGATTTTAAAAACACCACAAAGAATCAGTCAATACCCTTTTTTTATCCACAATCCGTTAATGTCCGTTGGTGGTCGTTTATGGTCGTTTGTGTCCGCATTTTTTTTTGCGGTGCTCTTTGTAGATCGTCTTTTTGCTTAGAGATGTTTGAAATCTACGCATCAAAAAATTTACTTCTTCGAACAGCTCTTGATGCTTGTTCGTGTTCCAATGCTCTCGATACTCGCGCAACGCCAGGATAACCACTTGTGTTTCTTCTGTCGTTAAATTCATTCTTCTCTCCTTAAATCTTCTTCCAAAGAATCCAAGCTCATATTCATTTTGTTTAAAATTTTTTCTAAATTATTTTCGGAGGGATGTTCGACAAGACGTATTTCATATTTAGATAAAAGAGTTTCATTTACACTAGGGTTTTTTGGTAGCTTTTTTCTATGCGTAGAAACATCTAACAATTTTGATATAATTTGCTCTCGGGACACATACGACGCCGGACCTAGCTTTTCTGCTATCTCGCTGGCACTGTAACCCTCACCCCAAAGCCGCATCATTTTGCTCACATTCATATCAGTCCAAATCAAATGCTACACTCCCAGTGGATTACAGAACTCACAAGCATGCTTCTCGCCAACAGGCTCATAGGCTTGGTACTCACCCGCCACCCGCACCATGCGCTCAACCTCTATCCAGCCCTCGCCCTCGCAGTGCTCACAGCTCTGTGATATTTTTAGTTCTATATCTCTTACCTTGCGGTGTAGATTTAGCACTTGACTTGCCATGCCAGAATTAATCGGACCCGAAAACAACGCGCGCGCTTCACCTGGCACATGAATACTAAACCAAGCACCGTCCCTACGATCCCAGGTCAGTTGAAACTCTACGTGCTCGATCTCAACGCTAGTCTTCATGCAAAGCCACCTTGCCCGTGCCTTTGCAAACCAAACATTCGACCGGTTCTACATACGCATCGCCGCCACTGTACTCAGCTGGATGCGTGACAAAAAATACATGATCCCGCTCACCAATACCTTCGCAATGCTTGCAGCGTATCATGATCGGCTGCTCCTCGTTCATGGCCTGGCTCTTGGCCGCATGTATGACGACACATCGTCTGTGCGTTGACAGAACATGATGACATCATGACCATACAATTCTAAAAAGTGATCATACAAAGGTTCTGCTAATCCAGCATCCATCGCTTCCTGACAATGCTGCTCAGAAGCATATAAAACATAAGCCATAGGCGCGGTATCATTGGCCTCTATTCCATATTGAATTAATAAGACTGTGAAATATTCGATCATATGATTGCCCTCAGTTTAACCAAGGGCCTGAGAAACAAATACACCTCTTCGACGCTTTTACAGACAGCCCAGGGAAAACCAGCCTCGATAATCTGATCGCGCATACGACGTTGGTTTTCGTTCATGCGCCCCTTTTTTGCTTTGAGCTCGATAAAAATGGCCTCGTTTGCTCCACTGGCCGTGCAGTCGCTCGGACAAAACAACTCAAGATCCGGCCAGCCATATTTTGTTCCCATTTTTTTAAGTCGATTGATGTAACTAACGTGGCGCTTGCCCTCATTCGGGCTGTGATGAAAGACACAACCAGCTGGCAGCGCATACTCTAAAAACGCTGCAACGTCCTTTTGCAGCTCATCCTCACTCACGGCGCATATAAAAGTCATTAGGCATGACTTCTCCCATCGACATGTTGATGATCCGTTCCATGTACAGCTCGTTTGGTATCGATCTGTTTGAGTGGCCAAAGTTTAAACACCAACGCCGCACAATCGCTGCATGGTTAGCACCAACTTGCCGCGCCAGCTCAGAATAACTCCAACCTCGTTTTAATCTGTAATCATCAAGTGTCATACGAAATATCGTAAGGCGCTTGACCTTAAAAGACAAGTCGCATACAACAATTACAGTTTGACTAAATGTGTCAAACTTTGAGATAAGAGTGCACAAAATGATGATACACTGGACAGATAACTTGAAGAACAACCTAGACATGCTCATCAAGAGCTCAGGCAAAACAAAACGTCAGATTGCAGAACTCAAAGGAGTGACACCGGAAACACTCTCCAGACATATTCACAGTAGAATAGATATGTCATTAAGTGACGCGGAAGAGTACGCACAGATCCTTAACACGAACGTTATGACTGTTTTGTTTCCAGATGTCCCAGTCAAAGTAATCGGAAAAGTAATAGTTCATAGCGACGAAACGGTCAGTAGATATAGTAACCACGATGGTTACGGCTGGGCGCATATGGCTGGCCAGCATTGGCCAAATTTAGGTGTAGTGCATTGGAGTTGTGAAAAAAATTACAACGGACGCTTGAGAGCATATCAAGATACATGGACCATAATCGATATGAGCAAAGGTAATTTTGATGTATCTAGTGACTGCTATAATTCAATGAGTTATGTACATTTAAATGAACCGATAGAAGTATTCGGACGTTTGTGCGAACATCTCGTGGGGGTGCTTTATCCTGAACCCGAGGGCAGTTTTGCAATACAACTTTCATTGGGCGAAAAGTTAAAGGTCTTCAAAGGCATAAAGGCATGCTGCGCGTATCCTTTACTTAGTATAATGCACAAACCTGAGTTGCGGAGAGGTAAAATTATTTGGAATTTTAACGACAAGTAAGTTGACACGAAAAGATAAGGCGCTTACCCTAAGAATAAATTCTCTTGGGGGTTATTATGTTACACACGACGCCGGATTGGGCGGCGCGCCATAAATATTTTCATCATTCCAACCCGAGATCTGGTGATCGCGCGAAAAAATTATTTGAAAAAACACACGTTCGTCCATCTATTGACTGGGCTCGATACGTGCTCAAAGACGAAACTCGAGAAGCGGATCACGAAAAAGCTGCGGATATTTTAAAAAGATTGTCTGTTGGTCGCGGGTCCGCCGCTATGGAAGCAGGGCGCGCAACACAAGATGCCTGTAATTTACATCTCATTCCTGACAAAGATTTTGGACAAACGCTTTCGCTCGTAGAGGCAACACAAGTCGCCATAGATCGACTTCAAAACTACGAGCCAAGAGATTGGTCTCCGAGCGTCTCAGAAGACGATACGGCGAAGAAACTGCACTACATCGAGGAAATACCCAAAGTCATAGAACACTCAATCTTGGGGCTGAGAGAGGCCATGCGTCACGATAACAGGATTGTTGGAGAGATCGATCTCCTTGACAGATTGCCTGGGAACGCCCTGCCTCACAATACATTGCCGGACTATGGCAGGCGTGGAGACCTGAAAACTAAATGGTCTAAACCGCATCACAGTGCGAAGGATCCGCTAACAAAAAAATGGTATAAAGGATCGTTGCCTAGCTCATTGAGCGGTATGTTTGACATGAACAACGTCTATCAAGTCGCTGGGTTTTATGCATTAAATGGCAGACAGCCACCCTTTTTGGTTTATGCCAACGCATACGACTATCGGGTTTTTGATGGGAACAACACTCCAGAACTGTCTCCACTTTTCTTAGAAGATGTAGTGAGGGATATCTCCTTTCAGCACAAAATTACCGAAAACATTTTGAGACAATCAAAAGATAAACACGATCTTTTTAATTTGGTAAGCCCCGATTTCCGAGCAATCCAATGGAATGAACCGCCAGGTTACGTGGAGGAGGCAAAAAGAATGTGGGGGTTTGCAAACTGATGTTGGACATTACAAAGATCCAAGCAGCAATTGCAGAGATGCCGAAACAACCGGTGCAAGGTGGTAAGCAATACACAATGGTTGCACAGCGCGTGGAAGCATTTCGTAAACATATAGGCGTAGACCTGGGTATCGAAACTGAATTGATATCCAACACCGATCAACGTGTGTTGATGAAAGCGTCGATCAAAACACCAAATGGATTTATCGTGAGCACTGGCTACGCAGAAGAAGTCCGTGGAAGCACACACATTAACAAGGGCTCGGCGCTTGAGAATTGTGAAACGAGTGCTGTAGGACGCGCTCTGGCAGCTTTGGGCCTACATGGTGGTGAGTATGCATCAGTCAACGAGATAGAAAAACATAATCGAAACATAGATGCTGCGCACGATCAGGCTGTGCGCGAAGAACGTGAGGTAGTTACCA